AGACTAAGGCTCCTATGGGATTTAGCCCAGAAGCCCGTGAAGAGTGGGGCGCTACCCCTGAAAAGGTTAAGCAGCAAATTATAAAGCGTGAGCAAGAAATAGCCACAGCTATGCAAGGCACTGCTGAAGCCAGAAGGACTGCTGACACTGTAAACAAATTTGTAGGTAGCTACCAACAAGTATTGGCTGCAGAAGGCGCTGGCAACCCAATGGAGGCCTTAGAGGGCATAGTAAATACTGTGTCTGTGCTACGCATGGGTAGCCCGCAGCAAAAGGCTCAGGCCATGGCCAGTTTAGTAGGTCATTATGGTGTAGATCTAAACACTTTAGATTCTGCAATAGCTTCTACAATAACTGGAGAACAGATGGCAGCACCTGAACAAGGTAGCAACCCCGACATTGAAAGAATGATAGAAGAAAGAATGGCACCAGTAAACCAGTTGATGAATGGTGTTACTCAATTTCAACAACAGCAGCAGCAAAAAACCCAACAAGTTACGCAGCAAAATATCCAGCAATTTGCAGCAGACCCAGCTAATGAGTTTTTTGCAGATGTTAAACAAGACATGGCAGATATGTTTGACCTAGCAACTAAGCGTGGCCAAAAAATCAGCTTGCAGGATGCTTACGACAAAGCAGTTGCCATAAACCCGCAAATTTCTGGTGTTTTGAATAAGCGTCAAACGGCTCAATCATTGACACAAAAGAGAAACGCAAGTAGTTCTGTAAGTAGTGTCAATACCAGAGCACCTGTAAGAGAAACATCTGGTCAAGACTTACGCAGTGACATTATGGACGCTTGGGAATCTGGAATGGGATAAACCCTTGCATTGTCCCTAGTTCTTTGGTAATGTGCCTGAGAACTAGGGTATTCCCAGCCTTCGGTAGCAGAATACAACCCACCTAGATCGTTAAAGTCTCAGCCTTCGGTAGCAGACTATATGTAACACCAGACCCCAGCCTTCGGTAGCAGGTCAAACAAAAACCGTAACTTAACTTTAACTTTTTAGGAGAAGTCCTCATGGCTTTCGCTAACCCCAATTATTCGGGAATGCTTGCAACAACTATTGCAAACCGTTCCGCTAAAGTGGCAGATAACGTCACAGCAAATAACGCTTTATTACGCCGCTTAAACCAGAAAGGAAATGTTAAAACATTTTCTGGTGGTTACAAGATTCTTCAAGAACTTTCTTTCGCGGAAAACAAAAATGTCGGCTGGTACTCAGGCTACGACTTATTGCCAGTTGGCGTAAGTAATGTAATCAGTGCAGCTGAGTTTGATATTAAACAAGCAGCAGTTCCAGTTGTAATGTCTGGTTTAGAAATGTTGCAAAACAGCGGCAAAGAAGCAATCATCGATTTGATGGAAGCTCGCTTAAAAGTTGCTGAATCATCTATGTCTAACCTTTTAACTACTGGTTTGTACTCAGACGGTACTGGCGCAGGCGGTAACGAAGTTACTGGTCTTAATGCAGCAGTTCCTGTTGATCCAACAAACAGCTACGGTGGTATTGATGGCGCAGCGTACACTTTCTGGCAGAATGCTGTAAGTGACAACACTTCCGCTGCGGTAACTAAAGATACTATCCAAGGCTTGTGGAATACTTTGTGGTCTAGCTTGGTTCGTGGTAATGACCGTACTGACTTAATCATTGTTGACAACAACATCTGGGGCATCTACGTAGATAGCTTACAAGCCCAGCAACGCTTCAGCAACACTAACGAAGCTGACGCAGGTTTTGTAACAATCAAGTACATGGACGCTGATGTTGTATTGGATGGCGGCTTGTATGCTGGCCACCCAACAACTCGCTTACCTTCAGCTGATTGGCCAACGCAGACAGACGGTGTTGCAGGTGGTGTTGGTGGTGGTACTGCTTACTTCCTAAACACTGACTATATGCACTGGCGTCCACACGCTCGTCGCAACATGGTTCCATTAAGTCCTAACCGTCGTTACTCAACAAACCAAGATGCAGAAGTGCAAATCATGGCTTGGGCTGGTAACTTAACTTGTAGTGGTCGTCAGTTCCAAGGCCGCTTTGACGCCAATGGTGTATAAGTTCTAGTAGCTTGGGGGGCGTAAAAACCCCCTTTTTTACTAACTCTAACGGAGATTATTATGACTGCTGAAAATTTAGCATTCGCTCTAAACAACCCTGCTGTAGCTGACGCTAGTGTAGAAGGTGCAAGTTCTGGAATGAACGCAGGTAGCTGCGCTCCTGGAATCGGTATTGGTACATTACAAGCTGGAATCACAGCCGATGAGTTTTCTTTGGTGGCTACTGGCCCTCAAAAAAGCTCTAACCTAGGATGGGGTGGTGATAGTGTGGTATCTGGACAAGAAACGGCAGATTTGCCTAACTTGACAGAAGCTGATTACACAACTCCTGGATTCACAGCAACCACTGGGTTAAATGTGACAACTGGTTCAACCGCCGCAGACGCTGAAATTGGTTCAACAGGCTACTTTAACCGCACAGGCGACACAGTCGCATCAGGCGTGTGGTTATGGGGTACGACTGACACCTAATGCGCCTCGGTGATAAGCAAAGAGAATTTAACCGCTGCCTTGGGTTGCTTTATATCTACATCTACAGTTGTGGGTATGCAGTTACGCAGGGCAGAGGTCGAGTTTCTGAAAAAGCCAATGCTGCGGATGGTGGACATAAAAACTCCTGCCATCTGTCAGGGTTAGCCCAAGATTTAAACTTATTTTTAGACGGTGTTTTCTTAACAGATACAGCAGACCATGAAAAGTTTGGTGTATACTGGGAATCACTACACCCACTAGCTCGCTGGGGTGGTCGCTTCAATGACGGCAACCATTACAGTTTTGAGCACCAAGGGGTAAAGTAATGAAGATAAGGGAAGTCGTTTGGCCAGTATTCTTTTTCTGGAGTAAGTGGGTTGAAGCAATTGTCCTTTACCCATTTATAATTTACAAATCTGAAAAAGCTGTAGAGCACCACAGAAAACATGAACTTATCCATGTTGAGCAAGTAAGAAGGTTAGGTTGGTTGAGATTTTACACCAGCTACCTGTATGAGAGTTATAAAAACGGCTACTACAACAATAAGTATGAAGTAGAAGCAAGAGAAAGATCGTAAAAACAACGGAGTAAAATTATGAACTACTTAGACCTAGCTTTAGCAATTCTTAGTACTATGGGAACAGGTGCGGTACTAGCTGCATGGATCCCAATCAAAATACAAAAAGTAATTCCTGGACTTTCTATGATTTTAAAAGTAGTTGGTCAAAACATTCGCGAAGCAAAGAACAGTGAACGCTAAAAATGGAAGTTGTGGATGTTGTGGGGATTTCCACCTCTATAGTAGTTGCGATGGCGGCGGGTATGGTTATGCTTTGGAAGAGTAACCAAGCCTCCTTAGCCAGTAGGATAAAGCACACAGAAGATAAGTTGGATAAGTGTGAGGAACACCACCAACAGGCACTAGACTCTATAGTTATACTAGCTGAAAGAGTTGGTAACTTAGAAGGCTATGCTAAACATTTCCCCAAGATAAAAGATCTATTGTAGTCACGTCAATTTAAAGTTATTATAGAATAAGTAGCGCCATAAGCTACACACCAACCTACTAGAAGGAAGTTAAGATGCAAGACATAAGAGATGTAGACCATACATTGTTTAATGAAGGTACACAGAACGAAGCCGATAAAGTTTTACTGGTTAAGTTCTTTTTTAAACCTATGATAGACAAAGAGAAGTCTACAGAGCAACAACGTGCAGTATATAAAGATCGGTTATATATTAGTATAACAATTCCTGGAAGTAGGGAAGCTACAGTACGAGTAGCTCATGCTGGCGATTTAGACCGTTTCCCAGAGCACTACGCTAGGTTCAAGAACCGAGTAGAGGAACCGCTAGAAGGTACTCCACTAAAAGAATGGCCTATGATTACAAGAAGTATGGCCGAAGAATTGAGCTTTTTAAACATTAAGACTGTTGAGCAGTTAGCTGGTATGTCAGACACCCATGCAGGTAAACTCATGAGTGGCTACCAACTAAAGCAAGATGCAAAAGAATGGTTAGAGCGCACAAAGAAAGATGTAACCACTGGCAAGTTACAGACTGAGTTAGCTCAGCGTGATGAAACCATTGCTAAAATGCAAGCCCAGATAGAAGAGTTGATAGCAAACTCAAAACCAAAAGCTAAGGCAAAAGCCAAAGCTAAAGCCGAGTGGCCAGAACCTAAAGAAGGGTAGTCTTAATGCCAGTAACCACCGCAGGAACAGCGAATACACTATTAAATACTGTGGCTGCGGAGGTTGGGCTAACACCCGCCACTGACCCATGGGCCAGTAACGAACCCCAATTTGTACAGATGCGAGTCCTTCTTCAATTAGTTGGGGAGGAGCTTTGCTGGTTGGGTGAATGGGAGCACTTAAACAGGTCTTACAGCATAACAACAGCGGTAGGTGACACAGGTCTATACGACTTACCTAGTGACTACCTAACAATGATTCAGCAGACAGGGTGGGAGCTTAGTAATAACACCCCATTACTAGGGCCATTAAGTCCACAAGACTGGGCTTACTTAAAAGGTCGTGACCTAGTCAGCCAAAGTATCTATGCCAACTTCCGTTTACAAGATGGTAAGTTTAGTGTATTCCCTCAACCACCCCCTGCTGGCTTAGTCTTAGACTTTGAGTACAGAGCTAATACCTTTGTACAAGACCCTACAACGCCAGAGGTTAAAACGGCCATTATAAACAATGGCGCAGACATTGTACTTTTTGACAAAACATTAGTTTCTCGTTACTTAAAAGTTAAGTGGTTAGAGGCAAAGGGTTTTGACAGCACAAAAGCCCAAGACGATGTAAATATGATGTTTGGGTTAGTACAGCCCGCAGATGGTGCTGGTGGTAAGATACTTAGTGCAGGCCGTAGTCGTAGAGGGTTCCCGTACCTAAACAGTCGCTATAACGTGAGGGATACTGGCTATGGCAATTAGACCGACAGCCAAAGGTATTAAAAGAGGTCAAGAGAGAACCATTCAATCTCTTACACTCCCAGCACCCCAAGGTGGTGTAGACGCTAGGTCTCCTCTAGCCACCATGTCTGGTAGTAATAGTATCTACAGTTACAACCTCACTGTACAAGAAGGTGCAGTAGAGCTTCGAGCTGGTTATAGAGAATGGTCTTTAGGGTTAGAGCAAACAAGCAATTTGTCAGCAGGCACCTTAATTCCTCACACAACAGCGGGGAGTAACTTTTTATGGGCGGTGACTAACGAAGGCATATGGAACATAACTGATTACAACATTGCCCCAGTTCACGAGCTTCAACCAGATGCTACTGGGGTGGCTGAAGATGATTGGACAGACACATCTGCAGATGCTAGTTACGGCGTATTTACAGCATTCACAGCTGACAATGGTGACGAATATGTGTTGTATGCCGACAGCCGTAATGGTTTGTGGCAAAGAAACGTATCGATCCCCACAACTCCTTTATGGGTTAGGCCAAACCTAATTTCTCCAGGAGGTGCTAACCCTGATGTCGAGGTAGAGGATGTAAACTTTGTTATAGTTCACAAGCAAAGAATATGGGTTGTGGAAAGAGACAAAAACTACGCCCATTACTTGGGTATAGGGGCAATTTCGGGTGCAACAACTGCTTTCTTTTTTGGTTCTAAGTTTAAGTATGGTGGTGGTATTGCTGGGCTATTTAACTGGACTGTAGATGGCGGTGCAGGGGTTGACGACTACCTAGTTGCAGTGGGTGAAGGTGGTGACCTAATACCGTACAGAGGCATAGACCCAAGTCAAGACGATTGGCAGAACGTAGGTAGTTTCTACATTGGCCAGCCTCCTATAGGTGGAACATTTGCCAGTGAGTACGCAGGGGAGTTGTATTTTTTAAGTGAGTTTGGTGTTATAGCCATGTCTGACATCTTGAAAGGTGTAGATTTGGGTGATTCTAACCGTAACCCCAACAGCCTTAGCTTTTTAATCACTAAACTATTAAGAAAAGACGTGGCTCAAAGATCTAACAGCTACGGTTGGCAGATGATATTTGCACCGAGCCGTGGTGATTTAATCATAAACACCCCACAAGCGGGAGTTACCCAACCAACACAGTATGTACTGAATTTGAGTATGGGTGCTTGGTCTTTTTGGCGAGACATCCCAATGTCCGCTGTTATAGACTGGAACACTTCTGTTTACATATTAGCGGAACCTTCTGGGGCTACCAGTAGTAATGCGTATCTAATGGATGTGAACAGGGACAATGTTAAAATAGTACCTCCTACCAGTGGGCAGAATGGTGACGACATAAATTTTTCAATACTTACGTCTTTCAGCAGACTCGGTGCTGACACTGTTTACAAAAAGGTTCAGTATGTTAGGACAGACTTCCTAGCCTCTAACGCACCTACGCTTAACACCAGAGTGCTGTACGACTACAATATAAACGAACCCACCACACCAGTATCTCCACCAGACGAGGGGGTTTTAGTATCGGGACTTTGGGACATTAGTACATGGGACAATGCTTTGTGGGCGCAAGGCCAGTATGGATCTCCATCCAACGTAACAATAGGTGCAGATGGTATGGGGCGCTCTGTCGCTATAGCCATAAGAGGCACAGCGATAGACAAAACCGTACTACTTAGCTGGGATATAAGTTGGGTTGCGGGTAACTACGCACTGTGAAAACTTCCTATAGGCAGATGGATGCTAGTGACTGGGAATGGTTTCAAGAAAAACTGCCTGTGTTCATGGTGGAGGACAGTGCTGGTATAATTATGGTGGATGGGGAAGAAAGGCTTGCCGCATGGGTTTTTGATAACTATACTGGTGCAAGCGTTCAATGCCACCTAGTAATAGAAAAGCCCATGTGTTTAAGACATGGGCTTATACAAACCATAGCTAATCTGGCTTTCGATACACTAGAATGCTTTGCAATATACGCCCTTGTACCTAGTAACAAAGAAAAAGGTCTTAAAATAAACGAGCACATAGGTTTTACTGAGAAGTGTGTTATGAAAAATGCGTTTGCTAAAGGGGTAGATTCTCACTTATTAGAGTTACTTCCTGAAAATTGCAATTACTATCAAATTCAAGACAGGGCAGCATAATGGGTAAAAAATCAAGTGATCCAGCAGATGTAGCTGGGGCAGCAAAAATAGAGGCCAAGGCAAATAGAGAAGCCGCCGCAGCCGAAATGTACGCTAACAAGGCAAACCAATTCAACTACCTTGGTGGGGTTGAATGGACTCCAACTTACGAAAAAGACCCTGTTACTGGCACAACGGTTACTCGCTGGACTCAAGAAAACAGCCTCAGCCCCAATGCACAAGCCGCCGTAGACCCTATGATGCAGCAGATAGCTGACAGGGCAGAAATGGCCAATGCCCTGTCTGGCAGAATATATGACGAAATGGGCGAAGCGCCTGATTTTGATCAGTTTGGTGAAGCAACGGTAGCCCCAGCCTTTGGTGAGTATAACCAAATTACAGGCAGAGAAGACTATGTTGATGCCCCTGTAAGAGGCGATTACCAAGACGCCGCTGTTCGTGGGGATTACCGAGAGTTTGAGTTTGATGACAGCAGTCGTCAGGCCGTAGAAGACGCCTATTATAATAAAGAGGCCAGTCGTCTAGATGCAAGGTATGGCAACGAAGCAACTGAAATGGAGGTAAATCTTCGTTCTAAAGGGTTGCGTCCAGGAGATCAAGCATACGATTCCGCAATGGCCAGTTTCGGGACAACTAAAAATGATGCTTACGAACAGGCAAGGTACAATGCTATTATTGGTGGCGGTGAAGAGTCTGACAGAGCTTACGACCAGCAATTTGGCGTGGTGGATTACTTTAACCAGCAAGTTGATTCAACGTATGGTCAAGATGTTGATGCCATTGCTAGACTAGACGCACAAACAGACCAGACATACGACCAAGAACTGGCAGCAGCGGAATACGCAAACCAGCAAATTGACCAGACATACAACCAAGGTATTGGCGAAACTGAGTACGCAAACCAACTCCTTGATTCAGAGTATGACATGAGACTAGGAGAGACAGAAGCTGCCAATGCGCTTAGAGATAAGAAAATTGAAGAGTACATCAGCAAACGTGGGTTCTCACTTGCCGAGCAAGACAACCTCAGCCCTCTCAACGATTTAACAACACTTGCTGGCTTAATAACTGGACAAGGTGTAGGTGGTAAAACTGACTCAGGAACGGGTGGAGGTGGATCATGAACCTAAATAAACTGTTAGACCCTATAGGTATAGGGGCTTTGGATGGTAAGGCTGGTGAGTATGCAGACTACCTTAAAACAAGTATGAAAGACCCAACCCGTATGGGCCTTGATGCAGACTACCGAGATAAGGGTATGTTTGGCAAAATGGCCAGAGCTAATGACGAGCAGGCTGCCAAACAGCAAGTTATAAGTGATGATCAACAGTATGCGCAGTCTATGGCTGATATGGGCGCTGCCGCCGTCGCAGGTTCGGGTTCAGCTATGGACTTCAACACTTACTATGCAGACCAATTGAGAGGACTCAAGTAGTGGGTAAAAGATCTCGTAAAAACAAAAATCCTTACAAGTACGCACTTACTTCTGATAGAGCGACTGCAAAAGATGTTGCTGTTGAAAAAGGTGATATGCTGAAAAGTGCAATGTACAATACACCCAGCGGTGGTTATAATTATGACAGACTGGGTTCTGGTAGACAAGCTGCAAACGCTTACAACCAGCAAGTGAATCAGTACGCCAAGGATAAGTCAGAGCAGGTGACTGCGCAAAACAAATACGACCAACTCCGCACCCCTAATAAAGATTTTGGTAAATTGGGTAATAAAGCTAGAAGGCAGAAGGTTAAGCAACAAAACAAACAGGGTATGGTTAGGCCAGAAGTTACCGCCGTGGCTCCACAGCAATTGGCGTATCAGCCTGCTTACAATAGTGCTGCAAGAAGCATGGGCGGCCCAAGAAGCATGGATTCTAGAATGGCTAATTTACGTAACAAAGCTGGCAGAAGCAGGTCTCCAGCAGGTCAATCACAAGAACAAGCACCTGCGGCGGGTACAGTCGCGCAAGGTCAAATTAAATCATAGGAGTTAGTCATGGCACTATTTCAACCATACCAAAGAGTAAGCAGAGCAAAAGTTCCGTCTTATGTACAGGCAGAGATTGCACAAGCAAGGGCTGACCAAGCCTCTAAGTCTGCTGAAAACTCAGCAAGGTCTATGAATATGTTGGGTGGAGCCACCCTCTATAACCAAGGTATGAATGCAGCGGGTAAGTCGCCTATTAGTGACTTCATCAGTGAGTCATTTGATGGTGGGATGACAGGTACTCCAACATCTACCGAAGCACTACCCAACGACCCTAGTATTCAACAAAATATGGACCTTATGGATGCTGGTCTAAACGACCCTAGTGTAAATCCAGGAGCTATGGGGCCAGTAGACCCAGCATTGTCAACAGTAGACCCACTAACTACCGCCGCAGAAGCTAATGCAGGAGTTGTTCCTGTAGATGCAGGAGTTGTTCCTGTAGATGGTGGCATTGGCGGTCTTGGTACTGAGGCAGGCGCATTAGGTACTGAGGCAGCATTAGGTACTGAGGCAGGCGCATTAGGTGTTGAGGCAGGCAGTACAGCAGCGTTAGAGAGCGCACTAGCAACTAACGCAGCAGCAGGCACTGGCGTAGGCACTGGCGTAGGCACTGGCGTAGGCACTGGCGTAGGCACTGGCGTAGGCACTGGCGTAGGCACTGGCGTAGGCACTGGCGTAGGTACAGCAGCAGGTGGCGCAGCAGGTGGTGGCGCTATGAGTAGTGCATTAGCGGCCTTGGGGCCATTAGGCGCAATTGCGGCACTAGCCGCCTTATTTGGGTAATATAAAATGCCAATAGACTTTTCACAATTGCAACAAGCTATGGGTGCAAACACTCAGGCGCAGGCTGATTTTCAGGCAACTGAAGACCCATACGCTTACGCCCAGCAATTACGGGGTGGAGCTAACATACAACCAGACGCATATGGGCAGGTCAGCCCGTTGCAGATTATAGGTGATATGATTGGTCAGTCTACTGGTCGCAGAGATGTTAGAAATCTAGAAGAAGAGCGCAAAGGTTTGTCACAAACCATGGCAGCGGCTGAGGCTATGAAGCAGCAGTACGAGTTAGAGGGTATTGAGCAAGATAGGGCGCTTAAACAGACCGCAGAAGCTAGGGCTGTAACCAAAGAAGCTAGGGAGGCAGCTAAGGTAGATGATAGAGACAAAACCCCTAGAACCTTTGTTGGCAACACTGGCCCAGTAGGTGCAGATGGTAAAAGGGCTACTGTAGAAGTTATGGGACTGTTTGACCCCATGGCCAAAGAGGGTAAGGGTGGTTGGGTTACTGAAGACGCACAAGGTAACACAGTCGAGATAAATATGTCGGAGATGAGAGAAAAAGAAAGTGCAGCTTCTGGTAATCGTAAAGGTTCTAAAGCAATGCCCAGCAGCACTTTGAAAGAGTTCAGAAACAAGGCTTCTAGAATAGGTAGCTTAAACCGAACCATAGATACTTTTGACCCCTCCTACATTCAGTCTGACTACGGTGGTAAGGCAGTTAAGACAGGTGTTATAAACAAAATTATGGATAAGTTCGCCAAAAACGACCTTGTCGATGTTATAGACTCAGAAGAGTTCAAAGAATTAGATGTCCAACTGCAAAAATCTATGTTGTGGTGGGGTGAGTTGATGCAAGGGTATAGTTTACAAGAGCGCCATGACTTGTTTGGTGCTACTCTGACAAATAACGAATTCAAGAGTTGGGAGCAAGCGTTCGCGGTGATGAGAGGTATGGACCCTGAGACAGCCAAGGCTAGGCTGGGCATGGCTTCCTCTAGGGCTAATAGAATACTAGCTAACGACATAAACGTCACCAGAGCTAACTACCAAGACATTCCAGGAAATGTAGCCGCCATGGATTTACTTGCTGAGCAAGTAGGTTTCGAGAAAGCTGGTGAAGATGATTTGTGGCAATGGACTGGTTTATCAGAGTTTGAGAGCCAGTACATAGATAAGTTTGGTAATTTAGTAACCCAAACACAAGAGGGAGGGTCTACCCCACCAGAAGGTGGTGCAGGGGCGGGTACTGACCCCACTCAGTATGACATTTTTAAGCAAGGTATGAGTTCTGAAGACCAAGCTAAGTTTGACCAGTTAAGTGAATCTAATAAGCAAGTTTACATGACCCAGCAAGGTATGATATGAACTTAGACGAGCTACTCGCACAGCAACAGGCTGAGGAAGCTGCTTCTCAACCACAAGCAATCAGCTTAGACCAAATGCTTGAGCAGCAACAAGCTGAAGAACGAGCACCAGCAGAAGAAGTGGGTCGTAAGTATGAAAGAGCATTTAAGGCTGGCCCATTGCAGAATGCCCTAACCGCATTCAGTAGTGGTGGTGCGGAACTTGCTCGTATAGGTGACAATTTAAAAGACATGGTCGGCTTAATGCCACCAGAAGAGGTCACTGCTAGAGACCAAGCAAGGCAACAAGAGTTAGAC